CATACGAAAAGCTCGAGTCCCTCTGCACCAGGCCGCAGATCGACGACAAGCATGCCGTCTTCGCAAGCCAGGCACATGGCCCGTTCCTGCTCGCATTGTGCCTGAATTTCGCGCAATTCGGCAGGGTAGGCGATGCCCCGACGCAACCCCCGGCAGGCGGCCTCCACCATCTCGGGGCCTTCGATCGTGAAGGTGGTGCCGGAGATCATCAGATCTTGAAGTTGGTCAACCACGGGTAGCCGTTGCCGCCGGCGGTAGCGATGTTGAACTGGCGCGCGGCGACCACCGGGCCTGTGGTGTTGTACGGCGTCAGCGGGCCGACGGTGCCCGGGCCGAATCCGATCTGGCGCAGCTTGATCACGAAGCCCTCGCCCTTGGCAACGCCGAGCAGCTGCGCAGGCACGAACCACGCCTTCGACGCCGCGGTGTCGGTGAGGATGTCGGTGGCACCAACCGCCGACGATGCCCACACCCCGGTAGGCGCCCACGCCAGGTAGTAGACGCGGTTGCTCGCCCCGTAGTTCGTGCGTACCAGCGCCACCGAGCCGCCGGCGTTCTGTGTGGTCGTCACCCAAGGCATCAGTGACGTGGTCGAACCAAACGTGCTCACCGATGACCCGGCGAATGACACCACCGCCGGGTAGGCGTTGTCCGACGCGTCGACAAGCAATTCGCCAGCCCCGTACATGTAGCACGCCGCCGCGGCCGGGTTCTGGAACCCGAAGACCATCGCCTCGTCGCTGTCGAAATAGAACGGCTGGAAGCTGGCCGCGTAGATCGTGGCGATGTTGCCCGACCCCCAGACCTTTACCGCGCCGGTGTCGGAGCCCATGATCGTGCCGCTGGACGCCGTGAGGTTGCTCGGCGTGTCGACGTTACCGGCCGGGAAGTACGCACCGTAGAGCACGTTGGTGGTGGCCGTCGTGTCGAAGATCGCCGAGTTGCTCCCCGCCGGCGTGCTTGAGTAGGCCAGCAGCAGGATCCGCCCGGCCGCCGCCGACTTGGGCTTGAGAGTGATCTGGTACGGGGTGGAGCCTGTGTTGCTGCTGGCCACTTCCCACTTGAACGTGGCGTCGCCGGCTTTGGACGTGATGAGCGTGACGAGGTCGGCAAAGATATTGCCGATCGCCGTGCCGGTCTTGGTGCCGGATCCACTGCTGGCCCAGGAGAGTGTTGCTGACATGCTGTTGCCTCAGACGTAGGTGAGTTCGTACCAGGTGCCGCTGATCGGGTACGGCAGCGGGTCGACGTTGTTCTCCACCAGGCCACTGAGCAGCGTGAAAACCGAGACCTGCTGCCCGGCGTTGATCTGGCGCTGCCAGCCGGTGTCGTCCCACACCCACGTGCGCCCGCTGTAGGTGTAGACCTGCCCGGTCACGGGGTTGGTGGGGAAGTCGATCACGCTGCGTTCCTCACCCAGCCGCTGCCATCAAAGGTCCAGGTGCGGCCGCCGTAGGTGTAGACGTCGCCCGCCACTGGCGAGGCCGGGAAGTCGATCGCGTAGCAGTCCATCAGAACTCCACCCAGGCGTAGCTGTCACCGTCGTAGAAGTACGTGTAGAGGATGCCGGTATCCAAGTCAACCCACCGGTCCCCTGGGCGGGGACTGCCGGGCGCGGATGACGCTGCGGTGTACGTGCCAGCCAACGCAGCGACTTGCCGCGCGGTCATGGCGTAGTAGCCGCTGCCCTTCTGACCCACCAGGATCTCGTCGCCGTCGATGCCGCTGGCCAAAGCAGGCACGTACTCGACCCCAGGCACCGCGCCGACATCGCCCGCGTCGAGCAACACGGCGCCGACTTGGCTGTTCACACTGGTCACCGCCCCGCCACCGGGTGCCAGTGCGGCGATCTGCGCGAGCGTGACAACGTAGTAGCCGCTGCCTTTGAACACCACGGCCAACTCGCTGCCGTCCACGCCGCTGGCCAGTGAAGGCACGTACTCGGCGCCTGGCACCGCGCCAACGTCACCGGCGTCGATCGTAACGACCCCGCCGAAGCCGTTGACGCTCTCGACGGCACCCACGTCCGACGCGGTCAGCACGACCACGCCGGTTTGGCCGTTGACGCTGTCCACCGCGCCGCCACCGCCACCGCCGCTGCCGAAGAAGGCCAGATTCGCGATGTCCTGCACGGTGGTCTGGTACCACACGCCGCCCAACTGCACGGCCACCAGTTCGCTGCCGCCCAGCCCACCGGACTGCGCCGACAGCGCGCTGATGTCGGGCATGTCGTCCTGCACGAGCGCGCGGAACGTCGGTTCATCAGGCGTGCCGCTGGTGGGCCCTGCAAAGACGAGGTGCGCACTCTGAGGGTCGAAGATGCCGCCACTCAGGAGCGCGACTTGGGTCTGCAACTGCGCGATCGCGATTCGCAGGGACTGGATCACCGCGTCGAAGCTGGTCGTGCCTGCGTTCTGCAGGATGGCGACCGCGGCTTCCAGCTTCTCGATGCGCTGGCGCGCAGCCGCGACGGCGGCCTGCACCGGTCGCAGCACCAACTGCCCTGGCGTGGTGATGGCTGGCTTGCCGTCGACAGCCATCAGCCGAGCTCCGTCACATCCTCGGCGGCCTGGGCGATGCGCACGGTCGACGTGCCGAGGATCTCGATCTGGAAGGTTTCGTACTCGTCGGCTTCGTCGAGCGTGAACTCGGTCGACTCAGTCACCACGATCTCGCTGATCTGCACGCCGTCACCGTAGAACCGCACGAGCAGGTTCAGGTAGTCCTCGGCACGCACCTGGGCGATCGTGAGCCACGCCGGGCGCTCGAGCAGCCACAGCTTGCTCAGCCACCGATAGGTCATGTCGACCGAGGGGTTGCCTTCGAACTCGTAGATCGTGCGCCCGTCGAGGTACACCGGCGGCGCGGCCGGGATCGGCAGGCTCGGGTCATCCGGTTCGTTGTCCTCGTCGAGCACGAGGTACATCTTGTCCTCGATCGGGTCGACGAACGACGCGCTCGCGTGGAAGGCCATCTGCACGATGCCGAAGCCGTTCTGCTTCATGTCGATCGCGTAGCAGCCGCGGTTGGACCCCGACTCCCAGAACAGGAAGTAGATGTCGTTGTGCGACACCCCGACGATGCTCGTGGGGTCGAGGGCTTGCCACTGCTCGCGCGTGAAAACGCTGTCGGTCAGGTTGCGGATCTGGCCGACACCCTGCACGGCCATCAGGCCGTCCGGGTTGGAGAAGACGACACCGATGCCGGTGAGGTAGTCGAAGCTGCGCTTGCTTGAGCACGCATACGGCACTTCGAACTTGCTCATGCTGTACGCCGCCGGCTCGCTGCCGCTGGCGATGTAGACGAAGCTCTCCGTGCCGATCACCACCGTCGTGTCGACGTTGCCGATGCCGACGATGTCGGTGTCGGTGGTGAGCCGGTAGCTCACCGGCCAGGCGTGCGGCCGGTTCTGCGCGGACAGGCACAGTTGGTTGCGGCGGAAGCCCACCATCACGCCGTTGGGCAGCGCAAGGATGCCCTCGAGATCATCCGGCGGCAGATCCCACAGTTCAGTCTCCAGCGCCTCGCCGAGTTGCGCGTCGGTGAGCACGTCCACGTAGTCGGCCGTGCTTAGGGCGATCTCAGCGACGAACAGGAATTCGGTACCCACGTTGCCAGTGGCTGCGCGGTAGATGCGCTTGGTCGTGATCGCGTAGTCCGACGAGACGCCCGACGGCACAACCACCGGGGTCGTCACGGTGACGCTGATGCCGTCCGGCCGCAGGATGGTGGCGCTGGCCTCGCTCGGCGCGCTCTCTTCGCCGAGGTCGTTGACGAAGGTGTAGACGTAGTTCGTCGCCAGGTTGGCGGGCACGTAGCCCGTCGAGCCGCTGGCACGCACGAGGATGTTGTCGTAGTACGTCTTCGCGCTGTTGGACGACGTCTCGTGCACGAAGCCGACATAGTCGCCAAGCGAGAAAATGTTGGTGATGCTGACCGAAGTGATCAGGCCGCTGCCGAGGTACAGGCTGGCCGTCACGGTCTGCGTGCCGTCGCTGTTGGCGATGACCTGCACCGTCACCGTGTACCAGGTCGAGTGCGCGAGCAGCGAGATCGTGCTCGACACCAACGACGAAGACCCCGTGGACGCCCAACCCGTTCCTGCCGAAATGGAGAAGCGAGCGAAGACTGAGTCGTAGCGCACTTGGATGCCCGCCCCGAGCACCCCGGTCATGATGCCCGCGATCATCTGCGCGTCAACAGCGCCGGATTGGTAGGACCAGTCGAACGACACCTGCACAACCGTGCCCGACGCGATACCGAAGTTGCGGTATGCGTACGCCGGCAGACCTGCGTTGCCGTTGGCCAGCAACGCGTAGCTGGGCGCCGGGTTGCCCACTACGGTGTCTTGGGTGACTTCGCTGACGCCTGGACTGGACCCAGAAGTCGTCCAGCTTTCCGTCAGCGAGTCGCCTTCGTCGAGGATGTCGACGGCAAACGTCGTCGCGGTCTCGTCGATGCCTGTCACCAGAGTGGGCGGCGACGTCGGCGCGGGCACGCCCAGAGGCCGCGTGGCCACCGGGAACGGTTCGGCACCTGTGGTCGCCAACGCGTAGTTCGTGAACCGCGGTTCGGTGTAGAGATCAGGCGACGTCAGGTAGGTGCGGTACGTCGTGTCACCGGGGATGATCCCGCGCGCCACGTCCACCTCGGCTTCCCACGACAGCCACTGGTCGTTGAGCAGGTAGATCGTGCGCACAGGGCCTGAACCCCCGTTGGCCAACCCTTTGGTGGTCGCGAACTGCCGCCAAGCCTTCAGATCGCCCGTGAATAGCTGCGCGTTGACGGCGGCCTGCGCAGCGTTGTCCGGCAGCGCCCGCGGTGTGACTCGGGGCGCTTCTCCACGGAACGATTCAATGGCTCGGCGCATGGCAGATCAGAAGTTTGCCAGCGGAACGCTGGGCACGGTGAAGCAGCTACCGGGCGCCGACGTGGTGCCCGTGTAGCGCGCGAGCCCTTTGCTGACGCGCAGGTCCTCAACGTATCCATCAAAGCCGTCGAAGGTGACACTGGCGTCATTGTTGCCGCCGACAGTGAATTCGTCGGTCGAAAACCGCACCCCAGCTGCAGCATTGATCACCAGGCGCCCCAGCATGCCGCCGTCTTGGTAGATGCGGATCTCGTCGTTGTCGCGCACCCATGCCACGTGATGCCAGGTTTCGGTCGAGAGCGCACCGCCGCTGACCGTGTAGACGGTGAAAGGTTCGTCGTCTCGGTAGAACGACATCGCCGGCGTAGCGAACTGCACCAGGCAGTAGAAACCCGAGAAAGCGGCACCCTGGTAAGAGCCGCACAGGAACGCGTTGTTGTTGGTCGGCCGCACCCACAGGAAGGCTTCGATCGTCCAGGCGCCGGCGCCAAAGTTGAAGTCTTCGCTGTTCGGGCAGGAGACGAGGGTTGTGGGCTCGTTGTTGAAGTTGCCTGACGATGTCAGCAAAGACTCTGCCGTGGAGATCGCCGCGGCGCCGCCGGCTGTCATCGGGTGCGCACTGCGCGACGAGTCGACGAAAGTCGTCGACCCGTTCGGGCCGTCGAAATGCAGCATCAAAACGACGTTGGTGGGCGGCAGCTGGTGCGGCATCAGCGCGCCGGCGTGCGTCGTGCGCATCAGACGGCTCCTAGATCACCGCACAGCACCCATTCATCCGCGCCGGTGTGGATTAGCGACAGCACAGCGTACTGCCCGGCGGCTTGGGGCGACAGTGCACTGCGCACGTTCACCGTGACGCCGCTCTGGCCTACGACACTGACCCCGCCGAGGCCCGCCTGCATGATCAGTACCGAGACGTCTTCACTGGCGATCCCGAGGCTGGTGTCGCCCGGCACCGTGATGATCAGTTGGCCTGTGGTGTGCGTGGTCCTGACACCGTTGCCGAGGTCCGCGACATCCAGCAGGTAATCGCCTGCGACATCGCTCCACGTGAAGGCCTCGCCCGTCACAGTGACCACGTTGGCGTTCTCGCCGGTGCCACGCGTTGCGATCAGGTTGCGGCCGAAGTTGACCGTGTCGACGTTCGGCAGGCCGAGGTCGGTGCCTTGGTTCTGGAACTGGATGTAGTTCGGAAACTCGTCCGAGGCTTGCGGCGGGAAGCCCGCGGCTGGCGTGATGCCGAAGCTCATGTCATCTCCCCACGACGAAAGCGCGCGGCCGCGCACGCATCGAACCGGTGTTGTACGCGCGTTGCACGTCGGCCTTGCCGTTGCTCACGCACGCGTTCCAGATCTTCTCGTACTTCTCGGCCATGTTCGGGTCACTCCACGGCTGGCCGGGGATGCGCAGGAGGTGCATGAGTGCGTCGGCCTCGATGCCGCTGCTGTACTTCACCAGTGGCTCGGCGGGCACTTGCGCGACGCCGTCCTTGGGCTGCAGGATCACGCTGACGGTCAGGTTGTAGACCGCGTCCGGGATCGGCCACAACGCGAACTGCGCTTCAGGCAGGTACGCGTACTGCCGCGGCTGCATCGGTTGATTGTTCGGATCCCACCCGCTCGAGTCGCCCGGCACGATCGGAAACGTGCGCGGGGAGCCGGCCACCGTCGGCACGCCGGACATCGCGCGGATGTTGACGATCTCGAGGTACGGATCGCTGCCCAGGCTGTAGGTCTGCGTGCCGGCGATCGTCGCGCCGGTGACGGTCTGCCGCAACCACTGCGTCTCGGCGCACCAGTCGCGGAATGCCTTGACGTACATGCGCCGCAGCGTCGTGCTGGGGGCCTTGCGCACGTTGACCGCGACGGTCGCCAGCTGGTCGAAGACGTTGACGAACGTGGTCATGACACCCCCGGCGATTGCGCGACCTTGGGCGCCAGCGCCACCTGGGCCTGCGACTTCAGGCCCAGCGCCAAGCGCCACTCGTTCGTGTACGCGCTGGTCTTGCTCAGATCCTGCTTCTTGCTGTTCTTGGCGTACGCCTTGGCCAGCACGAAGTTGGTCAGCGCGTTCTGGTAGCTATCGGGCACCGGGATGTCCTCGCCGCTCGACCCGGTCAGCGCGTCCGGAACGGCGCCGTAGGTCACGCGAAGGCGGCCGGAGCCGTCGTTGGGCGGGAACACGTAGTAGCGCCGCGGCGTGCGCGGGTCGGCGGCGTAGTTCTCCACCTCGGCTTGCTGCGTGGCGGCCGGCCAGAACCGGTTCTCCTCCTGCAGCAGCGTCAGATCGGTCTGGGTGACCGTGCGGCCCGTGGCCTCGTTGTCGGTGGCGTCGATCAGCGCGACGCCGTCAGCCGGCAACTCTTGCGCAATGCCGACCGCCATGGTCAGGAAGCCGCGCACCGGGTACATGTCCGGCTTCACGAAGGCGGTGGCGCGCAAGGCTTCGTTCAGGTAGCCCAGCAGTTCAGTGCGCGACCAGGTGCGGCGAGCGGTGTCCAGCAGCGTCACGCTGACGCTGTCGAGGATGGTGTCGACGCTCACCGCCATGGGTCAGTCCGCCAGGCTGCCGTGCTGCTTGGCCAGCGCGCGGAGCTCGGCGCGCAGCGCGTTGTGGTGCTTCTTCGGGTCCAGCGTGACCTGGTACTCCGCGGCCGCGAAGGCGACCATCTCGTCCACCGTGGCCTTGCCGATGTCGAAGGGCTCCGCGTCGCCGGAGTCGACCACGCGCGAGGGCAGCGTGGCACCCTGCGTCTCGAGCCACTTCATGCGCTCGTCGTGCGTCGCCTTGGGCGAGCCGGTGAAGATGCGGTAGTCCTTTGCGCCGGCGTTGGTGCTGTCGCGCAGCGCGCCGACGTTCGGGAACAGGCGACCGTCCTTCACGTTGATGAGGAACGGGTGCCGCTTGTCCTGCTTGAACTTGGGGCTCTTGCCGCGGGCTTGAACGACGGCTGCTTCTTGGGCTTCGGTGATCATCGGGGGTCTCCGGGGTGATCAAAGGGACGTGGAAAACCGGCGCCCAAGGGCGCCGGTCCGTTGGCTCCGGCTCAGGAGCCGGTGGGCGAAGTGCCCGGCGTGTACGCCGGCCGCTTCATCTTGCCGGCCTCGCCATTCTTCTGGCCGGGGCCGAGCGGGGGGTGCGGGTAGCGGGCCTTGGCCTTGCCCGACGCCTGCGACATCTCCTTCGAGATGGTCTCGGGCGGCACCTTGACCGGGATGTTCATCCCGTAGGGGTTGCTGGTCTTCATGCAGATTCTCCTGGTTGGGCGCGGACAGGGCCCCGCAGGGCCCTATCCTACACCGTTCACTTCTTGATCACGGCCGTGCCGACGTACGCCGGGCCGATGACCTGGTACCCGAACACCATCAGGCCACGGATGATGTAGCCGAAGTCGTTCGGGTTGTCGATCATCTGGCACTCGACGATCTGCGACGCGAACGTCAGGCCGGCTGAGTGGCCGAACATGGCGTACGAGGCGGGGCCAGGCGAGGTCTGCGTGAGCAGGTTGCGCGACTGGTAGATCGTGAAGCGGTCGATCTCGCCGACCTTGCCGTTACGCAGGATCGACACGCCGTCACCGGCCAACGACGCAATGCGCAGGTCCGACTTCTTGACCAGCGCGATCGCCCACGGCGGCAGCACGAACCAGCGGCCTTCGTCGCTGACGTTCTGCTCGTCGAGCACCGTGCCGCAGTCGACGATGAAGTCGACGATGTTGGCGGCGGTGACCTGACGCGGCGTGGTGGAGTCGCCCAGGTTGATGTCGTTGGAGTCAGCGCCCGCGGTGGGGCCCTGGTTGTCCGCGGACACCTGCGCCGGGATCGTCACCAGCATGTCGGCGTCGGCTGCGATGCGCAGCTGGATCGAACCGTCGTTGGCGAAGATGTCGGCCAGATCCAGGTCCGACTGGCGCGAGTCCACCGTCGACAGGGCGACGGCGAAGGACTTGGCCTGGTCGATCGCCAGCGTGACCGAGTTGTTCGTCGGGTACTGGGCCGAGAGGCCCGCGCCGATGACGTAGTCGGAGACGGTGACGTCCGGGATGGTGCGGATCTTGACCTGCGCGCCGAAGCCCGTGATATCGCCCTCGTAGTCCGTCGACGCGATCTCGCCGAAGACGGTGGTCTTGTAGAACTTCTCGACCAGCTTGCCCGAGTAGATCTCGGGGTCGAAATTGATGGTACCGCTCGGACCATAGTCCGGGATACCCGATGCACGTGGAACGCCTGCCATGATTGGCTCCTTTGTTTGGCGCTACTGGTCACCGACCAGCACGGAGCTTCAACCTTGCTTCGAACGTCGCACGCTCTTTGTCCGTGACCTTGCCGAGTGCGGCCCGCTTGTAGAAGTCCTTGACCTCGGCCTGCGTGGGCGGGCGAAGATCCTGGGCGTTCGGCTGCGGCGGGGGCTCTGCCCCTGGTGCCGCGCCGCTACCGCTGGGCGCAACCGGAGGTGCCGGCAGTTCCTTCGACTTGAGCCACTTCTCGACGATGTCGGCCACCTTGTCTGCCCGAAAGGCGGTGACGTGCTTCGTGAGAATCTCTTGCCGTTGGATCCCGGTCTCGGGGTCCTCTTCCATCAACCACGACAGCCAGCCTAGATCGGTGTCGATCTGAGCCATGTTCGGGATGCGCGATTCAAGCGCCTCCGTGAATGACTCCTTGCGCAGTCGAAGCTGTTCAGCCGCGTCGGCCTGGCGTTGATCTCGCAGGGGTTTGATTTCCTGCTCGACCACCGTCCGGGCCTGCTTGGTCGCTGCCGCCAGCGCCGCTTGCGCGATCGCACGTGCATCCTCTTCGCCGATGTCCT